TGTACTCGTCGTTGATGACGCTAATCGCAGCCGTGTAGGCGCGCACCAACGCATTACCCTCCAGAACCTGAAGGGCAATCTCTTCTGCCGTCAGCGCAGGGATGTGCTTCTCCCCAAAGCTCGACGGCCTAAAACGGACATTAAGACTATATTCGGTGGCGCGGTCGCGCAGTTCGCCTATGCGTTCAACCGCGCGGCGACCGAGTTCCTCGGCTGACATTCTTACTCTCCGGTAGTTTTTTGTAATTCTTGGTCGCAGCGATATAGTCTTTGCCAATCTTCTGCGGAATTCTCACGGCCTTCGCAAAGGCAGGGTTATGCGCGGCTGCACTCATCAAGCGATACTGACGCTTTGATCTTGCAGGCACAGCCGCGCACTCGCCCTTATTTGCCGCGCATCTTGTTCATGACGTCGATGATGTTGCCCTCAGGCGTCATCATGCCCTTGCGGACCTTCGCAGCGCCGCCCTGAGCCTTCTTGATCGGTGCCTGACCCTTGCGCGTCTTACCAGCGCCGCCAGCCGCGTAGCCCATCGGAGAGCCGCCACCCATGTAACCCATCGGGTCACCGCCGTCAGCCATAGCACGCGTCACCTTCGACGCTTCCATGTCCTTCGAGCCAGCAGCCATCGCGCCGCCGTTCATTTTCTTGGCCGGCTTCATCGGCTTACCGATGGCGATCATGACAGCCAAACCGTTCTTCGGCTTGGGCTCCTTGACTTTGCCGCCCTTCTTGTAGCCCGGGTTTACGGTCATATCATACATTGACTCAAGCAAACTTGGCTTTTTGACACGAGCCCTTTCTGTAGCCGCATTTTGCGCCACGCGCTTTTCACGCTCTGTAAGAACACGCGCTCCACGATCAGCATAACCACGAGTCATAGACGGGGCCGGAGTGCGCTCCCTCGCAGCTTCTTCGAGGGCCTCTGCTCTAGTAGGCATGCGCCGAAAGAATGAATTCTCGCTCTCTTTCATAATCTGATCAGCACGAGCGTTGAGAGCCTTGTTATCGGGCTTTGCGGACGCAGCTGGCGGCGGCGGGGGTGTTGGCGTTGGCGTAGGCGTAGGCGTAGCAGGAGGCGTAGCCGCACGACCAGCCTTCGACGTTTCACCGGCCATCTTCGTGTTGTAGGTGTTACCCCGCCAAGTGAAGACGCCATTCGCGCCCTGTTCTTTGCGCGCCTCATTGAACGCTTCTTTGAACGACTTGCCCTTCGCCGCTTCAGAGGTTTCCTTGGCGCGGGCGGTATTCATGCTCCGGGCTTCCGCCGCCTTGCTTTCAAGATTCGGCAGCGAAGCCTTCGACCGCGAAGCTTCTTCCAACATCTTCATGTCGAGCTCGACAGGCTTAACCTTGCCACCCTTCTTGTAGCCGCCCATCTCGGTGGCCAGCTTGCGTGCGGTGTCAGATGACGTCTGGACGCCACCCTTAGCAAAACCCTTCACGCCGCGCCCCTTGAGGACATCAGCCCGAGTGACCTTACCATCACCGGTAAGATCGGGCATCCCGCCCTCAGCCATCTTCATCTTCTTCATCTCTTCGCCCGTTAGGCGCATATTGCGATTGCCTGTGGCAAATCTGGCAGCATCCTCTTTCGAGACCTTCTCCTTCTTCAGCATCTCGTTCTGCGCCTTGGCAGCGGCGAGGTCAGCAGGCGTCGGCATCGGCTTCTTCACCGGACCGCCAACCTTATAGGTCGGGATCGGACGGGCGTTCGCACGCTGCTGCAACGCCTTCGCACCGTTCGGCTGGTTCGGCATGGGCTCAGCAAACGCCGGGCCAAAAATCGCGCGAGCCTTGGCCCGCAGATCAGTCATCTTCATTGAAAACCTCCAAGGTTCCGCAGGGCCTCCGACTGCAGCTTCATTGCCGCAATCTTCTCTCTCGACGCGCGATCAGCCGCGTCAGTCTGAGCTTCCATCTGAGCCTTCGCAAGCTCCACCTGAGCATCGCGCTCGTTATCCGCCTGTTTGATCTGCAGCTTCTGCATCTCAACCTGCGCCATCTGATCGATCTCAGGCTGCGGCTTATACATCGGCGCCAGCTGCTGCATAGCCTGCGCCACCATGACCGCCAGCTGGTTCTCAAGCTCCGGAGGCATCGGCATACCCGGAGGCGGCAGCGGCTGGCCAATGATCTGCTCGACCTGCTGACGCATCTTCAGCGCCAAGTGCTCGTTGATGTGAGCCTGCAGAATCGGATTGTCCTGCGCAATCGGCGCGTGTGCCGCGATGTGCGCGTCGTGATCCTGATACGCACCCGCCACCAGCGGCATGCCCACAATCGCGTTCTGGTTCTCCGTCAGCGGATCCAACGGACGCGGCTTCTGACGCTCCGGCGCCAGAATCAATTCAATCTTCTCAGGCGCAACGCCCATCTCGACGTACATCTGCCGATACGCTTCCCGCAGATTGTGCTGATCCGGCTGCTGCGTCGCAAACCGCAGCAACGCCTCCGCCCGCATCATCCGCTGGGCCGACGATGAAATGTTCGGATCCGACACCGGGATCACGTCGATGTTATTCGCGAAATCCTCGCGCATAATCGCCGCCATGCCGCCCCGAACCGGGAACGGATACGGCTCATCCGGCAGATACTTCCCGAACAGATCCGCAATCAGCTTCAGTTCGCGGGTAAACGCCCTGTGGCAGCGCTTCAGCGTCGCCGACTGCAGACGGGTCGCCGCCTCCATCAACGCCACGGTCGTGCCTACAGGCGCGTCCTGACGCCCCTCGCCGACCGCAATCTCCGTCGTGTTCGCCAGATTCCGGGCCGCCTCGTAGGTTTCCTTCAGCAGCGCCAGCGATACCTGTGACGGCTCCTTATACGGCATCGTCATGATCGCGTTCTGGATCGGCAAGCCGCCGGTATCGATCTCACGGAACTCCGTCGGACCAATCCCGATGTTGTTGTCCTCCAGCCGCATGCCCTTCACGCGCAAGCCGCCCGGGAAGTTATTCAGCGTGCCCGCATCAATCAGCTGGCGGCGGATCGACGTCGCCGTCTTCGCCGAATTCCCCAGCAAGTGCGCATAACCCAGACCGTAGAACCCAACGCCCGGCATGAACTTATAGTGCGTGAACGGATTCTTCCGCTGAAACGTCGGATCCCCCTCGTCGTAGTTCCGATAAACCGACAGAACCTTCCGGGTTCCCTCTTCAATCGTCACGACATACGGCAGCGGGATGCCATCCTCGTTCTCATACCCCACGAGGTTCAGATCCGCGTACACCTCGTAGATCCGGTACTCCTCAGTGCCCTCAGCACCCGGCTCCACGCCCTGAACGCCGTCCACTTCCGCCTGAATCGGCGTCTGCGAGCTATCGTCCGCCTGCGGATCACCCAGATCGATGTCCCGATACACGCCCGCCAACTGCGCCAACCGGAAATTCCGGCGCGTCATCGGCGTTATGTGGCAGAAACGCGGGCTGGTCGCCAAATCCGTCGTGCCATACGACGCGATAAAGTTATCCGGCAGCACGAAACGGCTCACCGGACGCCCCAGAAGCCGATCCTGATACGTCTTCTTAAACGTCGAACCCACCAGCGGCAGCCAGAACAGCATCTGGTCAAATTCTTCGTAGAATTCCGGCGCCAATTCCGTGAGATACAGGTTCATGAACTGCTGCACCCGGGACGCCTGCGCCTCCAGCTGCTCGTTCGCGACCCCAATCACCTGCGTCTTCACCGGGCCAGCCGCCGGCATCAACTCACCAGCGGCCACAGCCTGCCAGCGCACCACAGCCTCAGCCATCAGCGGGTCATAGACGCCGCACGCGCCCTTAAACGGCGTCTGGCGGTCCTCAATCTTCAGACCCATCAGCTTGATGCCCTCAGACATCGTCGCTTCCCAGTCCCCACGCGACTGCTTGTCTTCCTCGACACCGCTCAGCAACGTCTCGCCGAGCGTGTTCATGTCCATATCGTCCATGTACAGCGCCAGATTCGCGTCAAACGGCGCATCTTCCAGCCGCTCTACCTCCGGCTCGAAATCAATCTCGACCCCGCCGTCGTCCAGTTCCGTGAACTCCGCGCCGTCAACCATCGCCGGGCCGTCGTCGTCGATCTCAATATCGGC